TAATGCGATTGCGACTGCTTGCTTCTGTGGTCTTCCTTCTTTGACCATCTTAGAAATGTTCTTACTGATTGTCTTCTGTGATTTACCTTTAGCGAGTGGCATGATTATCCTTATGCAAAGTTCTGTACGGTACTGCGTTGTTCTAATTCTAATGTTACAATACAGCTTGCATTCGTTGCACCAGTTTCAATCAATACACGAATCTCATCATGCTCATCTAAGACTACGTGAGCCTGTCCATCAATGCGTAAGAAGTTCTTACCTGTTAAAGAATAATCATATACTACAGCAATCTCTACATTCTCAGAAGAATCATACCAGAATGCTCTGAAGTTCTTAGCAGAGGCTGTGCCGTTGTAAGCGTACAATAAAGTCCACTTAGCCATGTTCCTAGTTGGAACAGTAAACATTGTTGTCAATGTATTAGCAGTAAGATTCTTGCCTACGGAATGTGGTCTACTCATTTAAGTACCAGAGTTAGTAATGTTATAATAATGAATCCAGCAGTACCGATGAGAATCTGTTCTAGTCTCTTTAGTCTAGCATTAATCTGTTCGTATCGAACTTTACAGACTTCTTCGTGGCTTAGGAGTTTTAAGTCAGCTTCGGTCATAACTTATCTCTTATGGTTTAGGATATTTGTTTTTAACTGCTAAGCAGTCGGCAATGTATTTATCAATCTGTGCTTGATCGCCTTTTACGACACCATCAATGTAGTCGGTGATAGGAGGATATTCTTTAGCACGGTCTGCTTTATATATGTTTGCATTGACATATGCTTCTACAGCAGATTTATCATATACGACTTCATTACCAGAATCGTCGTAAGCTGTTTCACCATTAATATACTTAACTTGTGGATATAGTTTATAGATTGCTGAAGTAATCACGCTGCTATCTCCATCAGAATAATTGTAGAAACTGCATTATTATTTTGTACTTCAACATATGCAGTGTTTCCAAGACTACAAAATTGAGTTTTATATGTAGTAGCTGATGTAGTTGCTGGGGAATCTAAATAAGAAGCAGAAGAAGAACCCCATCGATGAACACTGCCGTCACTATATCCATCTGTTATTGCATAAGTAAGAACTGTGGTTGAACCTCTTACAATTCTTATTGCCATATAAGGACTTGTAGTATCTTTATTTGTACCGTTTTGATTAACTACAACAAGGATTTTACTTGAAGAACTTGTTGGTGTAATAGTAGCAGTAAGGTTTGTATCCACATAAGTATTAGTGCTGCTGCTTACAGTTGTTGAAGTAGAACCATAGACTACTTGTAACACACTTCCTGTCGGTAGATCAGCTTTATCAATAGCACCAGCAGCTATGTTGTTTACTCCAGTTGTACCATCAATTACTGTAGGCATTATTTAACCTCAATCTGTTTTAATTGATCAAGCGTAGTAGCTGCATCAGCTAGTTTAGTAAGATCTCTTAGTCGTTGCTTCTCAGCTACGATAGCAGTAGTATCTTGTCCTTGTTCAGTAGCTCTCATATAGAGAACATCTTGAGCAACTAACAACGATGCTCTTTCCTGACGCAGACGGTCTTTGGTAATATCTTTAGCTTTATCAAAGTTAATTGTAATCATACATACTCCCAAGCATTTCTAAATGTTCTATCGGTAGGAATGTCAGAAACATCCACAATCTTGTAAGGTTTGCCAGCGGGTACATCTTTAGTGGCAATTTCTTCAATAGTTAATCCGCAATCAGGAGATGGAACAATAATGGCTACACCATCGTCTGTTGGGTAAATAATTCGTTTGTTCATTTTGGTCACCTAAAAAAAGCTACGTTTATCCAAGATGCATCAACTTGAGAAGCATTTGCATAAGTTACGACTAGTCTCAAAGTGCTAGACGTATTATTTGCCGTCACATCGGATATAGATACCACAGTTAATCGGTTATCGCTAGACCCATCGTTGTCTCTTTGTGCCATACTAGTGGCACAGTAATTAACGTCTGGCATTGCCGTAGTCAGATTGACGATATAACTACCAGTACCAGCATCGGTGACGCTTGAGACATTCCCGCTTCCACGAATAGCTACAGTACCAATACCATTAAAGTTAACCCATGCTCGGCATCCATAAGCAGTAGCTACAGATCCATAACCTGAGTTGAATTGTAGGTTACCATTATCAACAGTTACTGCATTTGTTCCATTGTTTTGGAGTGTAATTATTCCGCTTGTATCGGCAGACTGTACTAATCCTGTGGATGTACTTGCATTTATCGTAACAGCCATTACGCTACTCCTTTGGGATACTTAGCTTTAACTGCTTGGACTTTAGCAAGCATTGCTTCGGCTTCTGCACCGCCCTTCCATAAGGCATCTAGCTGGTCGCCAATGGGTGGATACTCTGATGCTCGTTTAGTTTTGTAAGCATCAGGGTCTTGCCAAGCATTTACTGCGGCTTTATCGTATGCTACTTCGTTGCCATTGGCATCGTAGGCTACATCGCCACGAATAGTAACTACGGATGGGTTTAATTTATATATGCCCTCGTGGTTCATCCCGCAATCTCCATTAAAGTCATCATTGATGTTGAAGCACTGCTACCAGTTTCTTGAACATATACTGTCCCTGAGCCATTTCTTGACCTATATTGACATTTATAAGTTATCGCTGAAGTTGTTGCTGGGCTGTCTAAATATGTGCCACCACTTGTGCCTGAACCAGCATCGTTACCAGAACCATCCCTAGCAGCAATGTTTTCTGTATAAACAATTTGTGTTGAAGTTCTTACTAAATTTGTTTCAATACCAACACCAGTAGCAGAAAAAGTTCCGTTTATAGCCCAAATAACAAGAATCTTGCTACTAGAGCTTGATGGAGTTATTGTTGCACTTAATCCTGTGTCTTGAAATGTTCCGCTTGTGGTTGATGCTTGTGTTGATGTAGTTGTATTAACCACCTGAATCACATTACCAGCTTTAGGTGATGTATCTGTAAGAACATTTCCTGTGACTGCTGGTAAGGTTAATACAGTAGTACCAGCAACGGCTGGTTCTTGTAATGTAATGCTTCCGCTAGTTGAGCCTTGTAATATGAGACTCATAATATCACCCACCTTACTCCAGAGTTAACTGTAACTGAGAAACCAGAACCAATAGTAATAGCTCCTACGGACATACCATTATAAGTCATTGTAATATTCTCACCGATTGTTGAGGCATTGTATGCAATTGCTTTTACTGCAGCACTACCAAAGTATTGACCACCAGCTACTGCAGCAGTGGTTACTGAAGTAAGTAAACCTTTAGCACTTACTGTGATAACTGGAATAGAAGAAGAACTTCCATAAGTATTAGCACTTACACCAGAGTTATCTAAGGAGATTGCAGGAGTTGCACCACCAGAAGAAGAGATAGGCGATGTTCCTGTTACTGAAGTTACACCTGATGCAGGTAACGCAGAAGAAGTCCAGCTTGTTCCGTTACCAATGATAGCATAGTTATTTGTAGGAGTTAACCCAGCAATCGTTGCTAGGTCAGCATCGTACGCTTGTACATTTGTACCGATAGCTACACCTAAGTTAGTTCTAGCAGTACCTGTGTTTGTTAAATCAGATAAATTGTTTGCTTTTAACAGCGAAGAGGATAGGGTTGTAACTGCGTCGGCAGCAGAAGTAGCTGCAGCGGTGGCAGAGTTAGCAGCATTGGTAGCTGAAGTACCTGCAGCGGTAGCAGAGTTACTTGCGTTAGTTGCTTGAGTGGTTGCCGTAGATGCTGAACCAGACGCTGATGTTGCACTGCTTGATGCACTAGACGCAGATGTAGAAGCAGCAGTGGCTGAATTACTTGCATTAGTAGCTGAGGTGCTTGCTGCGGAAGCTGAGGTACTAGAGTTAGTTGCTTGAGTAGTAGCAGTAGAAGCTGATGCAGCAGCATTTGTAGCGGATGTAGAAGCGTTGCTTGCAGATGTTGAAGCAGCACTTGCAGAGCTTGAAGCATTACTTGCTGAAGTAGACGCAGCAGTGGCACTGTTACTAGCATTGGTAGCAGAAGTAGCAGCGTTTGTTGCTGAAGTCTGTGCAGCAGCTTGAGCTGCCTCAGCAGCTACCTCTGCAACGATAGCAGCATCTTTAGCCTGTAGTGCTAAGAGTACTTCACTTGCAGCATCACTAGTAGCATCACCTGCTCCACCTGCACCACGATAAATTGCCAAGATCTATCTCCTATATTTGTTTAAATACACTCATCGAATGCACTTAAAGAAAACTCCCCAGCCGAAGCTGGAGAGTCTTAGGAACTACTATTAGCCGTTGACTGCTAAGATAAAGCCAGTCTCAGGACGTACTGTCTTAACACCGTAGAGGGTGTCAGCAGTGTACAGAGTAGACAAGTACTCTTGTTTGTACTGAGTCTGTGAACGAACAGACATCTGCTCGGCAAGAACCATTGTATCACGATGAGCCAAGATAGCTGCTTTAACATCGCCACCAACGCTGTTGTTAGCGTCAGTTTCAATGATTGGGCAGTTGCTTGAAACATAGATGTCGATACCATAGAGCTGACCGATCTGACCGTTGTTTACACCACGACCATCAACGAAATCAGAACTATTGTAACGATCAATACCCATGATAGCTGCACGAAGTGATGGAGGAACAGCGAAGAAACGACCATCCATTGGGGTATCAGCATCGTCCATTAGCTTGATCAATGCACGGAAGCCAGCGTCAGTAAATACGTCTCCAGTAACTACAGTGTCTTCAGCGTAAGCTGTGAGACCAGTAGATACGTCAACGTAATAGCTGTTGCTGTGAACGTAAGTTGTTGTACCGTTACCAAATGTCTTGGCTAAAGTAAACAAAGTGTCGTCAACTTTCTTAGCCAAAGCATAGCCAGCGTCGTCAGTGTAGAAACGACGTAGTGATGCCAAAGCCTGAACTTCGACGATATCCTCGATGAAACGTGAGTACTCAAAATGCTGGTCAATCGAAACATTTACTTCTGTCTCGGTGTCAGCTTGGATGGTAACTGCAGTGTTAGCTGCTTTAGCTGTTGCAACACCACGTGTTGGCTTTGGAATATGGAGCGTATCGCCCTTCTTACCTTTCATGGTCATTTTATTGACCAGGTTTGCCAATACTAGGTTCTTCTGATATGCAGCGATAACTTCGTCAGACCAAATCTCTGGAATGAACTTGTCTGCTGCTGTTTTGTTAACGATGGATGTTGATCCACCTGGGTATGCGACTGCTGCCATTTTAAATCTCCTAAAATTAAATTAAATTAACGTACCCTACCATCTGCGTAAGCTTGTAGAATTTCTTCTGCCATGCTTTCGTATCTGGATGGGTCTTGCATTCTTAAGCGAATAAGATCTGCACGACGATAAACAGGTTTTGTTGACTCTCCAGTGCCACCTTGTTGGACAGCAGCAGTCTTAAGTGCCTTGCTTCGGCTTTCTCCATCGACCTTCTTCAGCGATTCGTCAGCAGCTTTAGTAGCTTCTACTTTTTGTTGTTTGACGTTGCGTATAGACTTATAAGTCTCTAGCAGTTCTAATGCTGAATCTACATCGTAGTTGTTTGCCTTAGCAAATAATTCCATCCGTACCTTTGATCCTTGAATCCAAGAAGCAAAGTCTTCAGATTGTGCTACACTTAAATAATCAGGATGTGCTTTCTCAATCGTCTGCAATGCACCTACTTGGGCTTGTTGAGCCTGTTGTTCTTGCAATTGCTTTAAGAGTGGGTTATTCGCTACTGCCTGATTTACTGCCTTAGCAGGGTCTTCGTACCAATCAATCTCTTGTGCTTTACTTGGCTGTGTGTCGTGCTTCGTTTCGAGTTGTTGCTTTAGAAGTGAATCAGCTAACTTGCGTACTTCGCCAACCTCTTGTGCCTGTCGTCCGATTAACTTCTCGGCTTCTTGGTGCATCCTGATAATCTCGTCTAGAGCTTTACCACGATACTTCTCAGGTAGTTCTGGAGCAACCTCTTCAGGTTCTGCTGTAGTTTGTTCTACAGCGTCTGGGGTTATACTCTCTTCTTTGGTTGGATCAGCGTACTTCTCGTTAGCATCTACTTCGGGCAGTTCGATAAAATTTGCAGCCATGTATATTCTCCTGTCGCAATGCGATTTTAGGACATTTAAAAAATAGCTCGGTGGTCAAGAGTCCATTTACGAGCCGTGGTTTGCTTTTGTTTTTCTTTCCAATGTCAGCTTCTCAGCTCTCATCTTTGCCCATCGTGCAGTAGCACTAGGGAAATCTCCACAGATTGGATCTAAACCCAACCTAGGAGAGGAAAGAATGCGAGTAGCAATCTCGCCACACTCACCACACCGAACTTCTTTTGTGTCTAGATCGACGAAGGCTTCGGTGATATGCGAATTCTTACATTCAAATTCAAACAGTCGTCTGGGCATTGTCTTCTTCCTGCTGAAGCTGCTCATATACTTCTTCGCTAGACTGTTTTAAGTTCTTAAGCCACATCATGATAGAGACTTCGCCCTTTCTGAAGTGGAGCTGCTCAACAGTTTCTACACCTTTTACGGTGTCTGTGGAGCTAAGCATTAAATCTATGTCTTCTAACAGATCCCGCCACCCCTGGGTAGCTGCCATGCTGAATCTGTTTTCGTAGTAATCTTGTAGTTCTCTATTCATTCTCTTTTTCCTTGACAAGGAGAGTTTATTGTGGTATTATATATATATTATAACATACTTTTTACAATTTGTCAAGCTTTATTGCATTTTCGTAGCAGTTTGTAACATAGCAATACGCTCATTAGACATGATATCAGCCTCTTTAAGGGCTAGATTAGCGATTTTCTCCACCTGTGCGAAGGGGTCAGCACCCTGTGGCTTATTTGCAGCCTCTACCGCCTTGATTTGGGTCTCTACAGGGATTGCCTGAGCTTGAGCTCCAGCTCTTTGAGCCTCAGCCATAGCCTTAGCAGCCTCAGCTTGGGTCTTCT